TAATGAAAAGAACTCTTCAAAACGGTAAGAGTCTTCAGTTCATTTTCACCGGTAGAACCACAGCCGAGTACCATACACCCGGCAACAGCATACTAGGTAACGGTGACGGTGCACCTCCAGTAGCTGAAAAAACCATAACTTGCGACGACCTATTAATCAGTTCTGCGTTCGTTTATGAGCTAGATGAAACACTAGCACACTACGATCTACGTGGTGAAATATCCAAGAAGATTGGATACGCTCTTGCTGAAAAGTATGACAGAAAAATCTTCAGAGCAATCACCAAGGCAGCTAGACAAGCTAGTCCAGTTACAAAGACAAACTTTGTAGAGCCCGGTGGAACACAGATCCGTGTAGGTACAAACGCACAGGCATCTGACGCATACAACGCTACATTCCTTGTAAACGCTTTCTACGATGCAGCCGCTGCACTAGATGAGAAAGGTGTTTCTGGCGAAGGTAGAGTTGCTGTATTGAACCCAAGACAATACTACGAACTAATTCAGGGCGTAGGTGGATCAGGTTCAGGTGCTTATCTAATCAACAGAGATGAGCAAGGTGACGCATTACAGTCAGGTAATGGCATCCTCGAAATCGCAGGCATTAGAATCTACAAGTCAATGAACATTCCTTTCTTTGGCAAGTTTGGTACTAATCTAGGTGGTTCTGCTGGTGCAACAAACCCCGGCGTAACTGCACCTACAAACACAGGTGACTTCGTTGGAGAAGCTATAGCAGACGAAAGAGCTGGTACAGGAGCTGTTAAGACCCAAAACACATATGGTAATCTTGACAACTTTAATAACAGCTGTGGACTTATCTTCCAGAAGGAAGCTGCTGGCTGTGTTGAAGCAATCGGACCACAAGTACAGGTAACAAGCGGAGACATATCCGTGGTTTACCAAGGTGACGTAATTCTAGGTAGACTTGCAATGGGAGCTGATTCATTGAATCCAGCTGCTGCTGTTGAGCTTATCGCTGGAGCTGCGGTGTCTGGTTCTACAACCACTTTTGAGTAATTTATTTTTTATACGGGGGCTTCGGCTCCCCTTTTTCTTATGGCAACCACAACTATTGACATCGACACAGAACTGTCCGCAGTAAACAGTATATTGGGGGCTATTGGTCAAGCACCTCTTACAACTCTTAACTTTGATAACCCAGAGGTGTCGTTTATATTTAATTTATTACGTGATGCAAACGTAGATACACAGTCAGAAGGCTGGCACTTTAATAAAGAAGAGCATGTACTATATACACCTGACTCTGTAACTGGTAAGATAGCTATAGGTAATGACATATTATCTATGGATGTACATGAAAACCATATACGTAGAGATTATAACCTCGTACGTCGTAATGGATTTTTGTATGACAAGATAAAACATACAGATGACTTCTCTACAATAGCTAGCTTAGATCTTGACGTTGTTAGACTATATAACTTTGAAGATTTACCTATTGCATTTAGAAGATATATTACATACAGAGCTTCTAGAATTGCAGCTACACAACTCGTTGCTAACGCAGGCTTAGTAAGATTACTAGGAGTACAGGAGCAGCAAGCAAGAGCAGCACTACAAGAGTACGAATGTAATCAAGCTGATCATAACATGTTTGGCTTTCCAGAGCAGACAGCATATCAAACATATCAACCTTGGAGAAACCTTAGAAGATAATGGCAGGCATAACACAAACCATTCCACAATATTCATTGGGTATATCAGAGCAGCCTGATAACTTAAAGTTTCCCGGTCAAGTAACTGACTCTTTAAACGCTATACCAGATGTAACAAAGGGATTATTTAAAAGACCGGGAAGTAAAAGAATCGGAACCAATGCTCTATCCAGTGTACAGAGTGGAGGTTCGTGGTTTCATTACTTTCGTGATGAATCAGAAGGTTCATACATAGGTCAAATAGCAGCTGATGGTCAGGTCAGAGTATGGCGTTGTAGCGACGGTACACTGATGACTACAGCTTACGGCACAGGTGGACAGACAGCTATTACAAACTATTTAGCTACAAGTACACCAGAGAATATACAAACACTTACAATTAATGACACGACTTTTGCTACCAATCGTGATACTACTAACTCTAACACTCTCATTGGGACAACGGGAACTACAGATGCTACACCAGATGCTCACTTTGCTTTTCTAGAACTATTACGTACAGAAAACGGTAGACAGTATGGACTTAACGTATCTAATAATTCTAACGTACAGACTCTTAACCGTGCTACACGTATAGAAATTCAGTCTGATAATCTTGATGAGTCAGATGGTACAGGTCACTGCCCCGGTATAGGTACTCAGGTATTTAGTAAAGATGATGGTAGTAAAACAAATTTAATATTTAGACTTAACATTTTGGGACAACAAGGTGTCAGTCCTGACTATGGTGCAAACCAAAACGGTGCTGGTGGACAAGACTACAGATGTAGCTATAACAGAGAAGCTGTACTACTACATGGTGGTGAAGGTTTTGTTACAAACGATACTGTAACAGCTACGCTTGACTCAGCTGCTGGTGGTGCAGATACTAACGGTAATGGTACACCAGATGCTGCGGCTACATATACTGTTAAAGTAGTAGATCATGAAACTACATCAGTACAAGCTAATCTAGGTTTAATTAGACCAGCTCCCACACCTTTTGATGCTGACACAGCCGTAACAGCTGACTCTATATTAGGTAGTTTAAAAGAAAAATTAGATGCTATATCAGGAATCAGTGCTAAAATTATTGGTGCTGGTATGTACATATCTAGTGCTAACGAGTTTAACATAGAAGTTGTAGAAGAAGATCTCATGCGTGTTATGCAGAGTTCAGTAAACGATGTAACTAACTTACCCAATCAGTGTAAGCATGGTTATATAGTTAAAGTTTCTAACTCTCGTATGGCTGACGAAGATGACTACTACGTTAGATTTGATGGCGAAAACAATAGAGATGGCTCTGGATCTTGGTCAGAATGTGCCAAGCCGGGGATAGCTAAAACTCTTACTAACATGCCAGTTGTTATACAGCGTACAGCTACAACTACATTTACTGTAAAACAATTTACATATCAAGATAGACGTATAGGTGATGATGGTACAAACCCACTACCTAGTTTTGTAGGTCAACGTATAAACAAAGTATTGTTTTTCCGTAATAGACTAGCAGTATTATCAGGTGAAAATGTTGTCCTATCTAGGCCGGGAACCCTTGGTATACCTGACTTTTTTGCAGAGTCAGCACTAACAACCTCAGCCAGTGACCCTATTGATATATCTGCTGCATCTATGTTTCCATCAGAACTGTTTGATGGTATAGAAATAAACACAGGTCTACTTGTATTTAGTACTAACCAACAGTTTTTGTTATCATCTGATGACACAGTGCTAAATCCAGATACAGCTAAATTAAGAAGTGTATCTACATTTAATTATAACGAAACTATATCTCCTATATCTTTAGGTACAACTGTTGCCTACTTAGATAACTCTGGTAAGTTTAGTCGATTCAACGAAATGGCAAACGTACAAAGAGAAGGAGAGCCTAATGTAGTAGAAGTAAGTAAAATTGTACCTACACTACTACCAAAAGATCTTGATTTACTTACAAACTCCAGAGAAAACTCTGTTGTCTTGATGGGTAAAACAGACTCAGATACAGTCTTTGGCTATAAATATTTACAAATAGCTGATAAACGACAGCAAGCTGCATGGTTTAAATGGAAGCTTAACAATCCTTTACTCTATCATTTTATAATCAATGACGAGTACTTTTTTCTAGATACTGATAAGTACTTACAAAGTATTAAGTTAGTGCAAGCTGACTCAGATCCATCTATTGTACAGGATACTGTTGACTTTTTATTACATGTAGATAACCATACTACTGTAAGTGGTGGCAGTTATAGTGCAGCTACAAACTTAACTACATTTTCTAGTGTAAGCTGGCTTAGTTCAGTTACTACACCTAACTACGATTTAGTCGTAATTGATACAAATACAGCATCAGCACGAGTTGGTAGATATGCTAAACCTACAGTCTCAGGTACAAACTTTACTTTACCCGGTGACTGGTCAGGTGTAACACTTACAATAGGTTACATATATGATTATGAAGTTCAGTTTCCTACCTTCTATCCTACAAAAGGAAGTGGAGATAAACTATCTGCTGATGTCAACTCATCATTAATTTTACACAGAGTCAAAATACATTTTGGAAAAATTGGACTTTATGAAACAACGCTCGAACGGATTGGTAAACCAGATTATACAGAAGTATACGAGTCAACTGAACTTGACGAATATGACGCCTCAGATGCACCATATCTCGAAGAGTTTATTAAGACTATACCAGTCTACGAACGTAATACCAACGTCGAAATAAAACTAAAATCTGCTCACCCTGCTCCAGCTACGCTACGTGCGTTGTCTTGGGAAGGTGACTACTCACCCAAATTTTATCAGCGTGTCTAATTATATACACCCTATCACAACTGAGGCTGCCCTAGAGGTGGCCTCCAACCTACGCTCAGACGACTTCAGAGAGGTCACAGAAGGTCACGGGCTAGATCCTATTACCTTCCTACCTTTCGTCGCTCAAGAGGGCTCTGCTGTGTATTTCACAGTACCAGACGGCAAGACTGCCGGACTAGCCGGAGTAGGAAAAGGCGGAGTTATCTGGATGTTATGTACACCAGACATACAACGCTACCCCATCACATTTGCGAGAGAAGCCAAACGGTATGTCGATAGCCGTGAAGAGCCTCTTTTGTGGAACATAGTAGACTGTAGAAATACAGTACATTTAAAACTGTTAAAGTTTTTAGGGTTCAAGTTTTTACGTAAATTAAATCATGGACCTAACAATTTACAATTTATAGAATTTTGCCGTGTGCGTAGATGCTAACGCTGGTGCAAGAGCTCAAGCTCGTGCCCAAGCAAAAAAACAAGATGCCGTTCATAGACAACGTGCATTATCATTTTGGAATAGAGAAGCTCAGTTCAAACGTAATCTAGACAGATCAGTTATTGGACTTAGCCGTGACCAAAGTGACATATATCAAAACGCTTTGTATCAAGCTGGTAAAGGAAGAGCAGCTAACCAAACAGCTTATACAAATTACTTGCGTACTAAAAAAGTAAATGAAGGAGGCCGATCCAGAAAGTATGGTAAGGCTAATAAAAAAGCTATGCTTGCAAAAAAAGCAAACGTAGAAAGTGTTCTTAACAGAATATACGGACAACAAGGTGCACTGAGACAGCAGCAAGCTATGCGTAGCTTCCGAAGTTTCCAAGGTAAAGCCCGAGAGAAGATGGGATTACCCGCACAGCCGCCACCACCAGTAATGATGCCGCCAACCAACAGGCTTGGAGGAGCATTATCGCTTGTACAAAGTGGACTAAGTATTGGTGCAAGTATAGCTACTATATTTCCGTCTGATATAAAAATAAAAGAGAATGTAACCGAAGTTGGTGTATCACCACAAGGCTACAAAATATATGAGTTTAATTATATAGGCGGTGATGTACGATTCCGTGGAGCTATGGCTCAGGATGTTGTACAAAAGAATCCTATGGCTGTAGGTATAGATCAAAACTATCTGACTGTAGACTATAGTAAGATAGACGTTAACATGGAGGTCGTATGAGTCAGTTCGGATTCGGTAGTCAAATAGGTTCGCAACGTGACGCTCTGAGTGGAGGCAGTAGGTCTAACTACCAGAGCGAAGAAGCGGACCTAACTGATGCCATGATATCGAATGTTGAGAAAATTGACATTCCTAACACAAATCAGTTTTATGAAAATTTAAAGTTTGTCGAGAAGGTAAAAGAGCAAGGCAATCTTATCAATACCATGAAACAGATAGCTAGTACGTTTGAGGCTGGAGCTAGATTTAAAACAGCCTTTGACGCTATGCAAGCTAAAAATGACAGCATAGCTGGTGTAACAGGAGAAAAAGGTAAAACTGCTTCTGGTACAAATATAAGTGATATTGCAAAAGCAGCTACTATAGATAATGCAGAAGTAGCAAAAGAAAATACAGAAATTAACGAAACTAACGTAGAATTAGAAAAAGAAAAAAATCAAACCAATGATCCAACTCATCAGAATAGTATAAACGAACTTCAGTTTAACATGCTTGAAGTACGAGAAGGTCTAAACATGAGACAGATTGGTAATGAGATTGATGGCTCTATACAGGCATTATATAGTGCTCACTCAGCTTCTACTGGAATAGATAAGATAACTACAACAGGGGAAGCTCAAGAATTTTTAGGTGTAAATGGTCTTACTGGTAAAATTATAGATGCTATTTTTTTTGAGTATGCAGAAAAGGGTATTGATATAACCAACCCACGTATACAAAGAAGAATACTAGCTAAACATGCTAAAACCTTAGAATCATCTGAAAAAGCTACACTTACAACATGGTCTACTAATCTTAGAGCAAAAGTAAGAACTGGCCTAGAAGCCGAGCATACTGCTGGCGTCTATGAAAAAACTGGACAAGGTGATGCTAACGGTGTGTGGGGTGATGGAGGTTTAGTAGATCAGGGTAATGCTATTAAATTTGGTGGTGCTAGCAAGGCTGCAAGTTCAATAGATGTAGCTGAAACGATTGCAAAAGGTATTAGGGGTGGTGTAGTTATTGGCACTGAAGGTCTTACAATTTCTCAAAACAATATTGATGACCTGTTTTCTGAGCAGCCTGTAACTATTAATGGTAAAGAATACGATAGCTATGATGCAATACCTGACAATGTTATATCTGCTTCAGTTAAAGCACGGACTAAAAATATTGTTACAGCTGCAATGAGAGAAAAAACAAAAGAACTAGCCGATGATGCAGAACAGGAGTACGATAATTTTAATAAATCATTTATTACCACAAATGTAGATGAAAAACTACGTAATCCTAATTTAACTACTGAACAAAGAAAGTTATTTTTTTCTGCTGAAAACGGATCAAATTTAGTAATTCAATATGCAAATTTAATACAAAGCCCACAAAATCAACACTTAGCAAGATATAATTCTAACGGTTTAGTTATTCCAGAAGAGTTACTAAGTATATTTGCTAAATCTGACACAGGTTCTACTGATACAAATGTAGAAACTACAGAAAAGTATGCAAGTACATTTAATGACATAGAAGAAAATCTAATTAAAAGTTCTGTAAAAGATTATAAATATGGCGAAGGAGCAGACAAAGAATTAATTGGTTCAGATTTAATTACAGTAGAACGTGCAAGAAATGCACTTAATAGTAAGTTTTTGTCACGTCTAGATCAGTTAGAAACTTTAGTTGAAAATAGACCAGTCGGTACATCTGCTAAAAGTGTAGAGCTAGATTTTATACAAGGTATATTTGAAAAAGAAATCCTACCTAATATAAATAAAGGTGTTTACGATGAGTCAGGCAGCACTGGTGTAACTAAAGAATTAATATTTAACAAAGGTGTATTACTTGAACAATTTGAAGCTAACCCAGATCTTCAAAACTCTCCTGTACCCGTTGGGCTAGCAGAAAAGAATAATTTTGAAAGAGCTAAAGCTTATTTTGACAGTGGTAGATCAGTTAATAAAGATGTTTTGACATTCTACGATGATGTTAAAATGAATAAAGTTTTGAATGATGGTACAAAAGTACCTATGACAAACCTAGAAAAGTTAGTACACAGATCTAAAGCTATAGGTGCTTTATCTGATAAAGACGGTGATGGCATACTAGAGTACGACGATACAAGAAAGTACTTTACAATGAAAGATCTTGCTGTATTACGTAAGCAGCCGACTGATGGTAAATATCTACAGATTACTGCTGAAGTATTACCTGACTTTAAAGAAGCTTTACTAGCTATGAAGCCTAGTGCAAGTTCGGACTTTAATACATTTGAAGCAAACTTTCCTACTACAGGTAGAGATAACCCAAGAAAAGATAACTTACAGGGACTTAATTTAGAACAGATACAAGCACTTGTACTGACTAATGACATGAACAAAATAGGTTACTTTGAGCTTGACGGAGAAAGGTTGTATAATACTATCAACGAGCTAACATCTAAAGGCATGATGAAGAAAGGTCAAAAGTTTGACCAGAACGCACAGTTCTACGTTAGAATGTATATGCTACAAAAGAATATAAATCAACGTAAAAGATCTATCTCAGGTCTTACAGTTATACCATATGCTCAAGGTCAACAGCCTACAACTATGGGTATAGGTGGTAAAGGTACAGATGGAGGTACAACTACATTAGGTAATACTCAAGATGATTCTGACTGGTTAGGTATTCCTAACTTTAGTTATAATGATCTACAAATAATGAGAAGAGTATTTCCATTAATGGAGTCTCATCCTATGTCTAGTTTTGCTACTATGACTAAAGGTGTAAGTCAACTATTTCTTGATGCACCAGACAAAAAGAAATTCTTTGAGAAAGATAGATACCTACAACATGATATTAGTAGAAGAGCTATACTAGATTCATTAATAGCAAAACCAAGAACAGTAAATCCAAGAGATAGAAAAAGAAACTAATGGAAGAAGATTATGGTATTGACGTAGAAGCTGCTAGAGGTGCTGGTAATAAGTACTTTGAATTTCTTGACGAATACGAAAAGAAAGAAGAAGCAGATCGAGTCGTACAACAAGAGCAGGCAGATGTAAAGAAGCAAGAGTCTGACGAATTAGAAGATCCGAGAGATGCCGGTACATGGGGTGCAAAGGCTTTAATTAAAGAAGGTCAGTCTATCCTATCTGGTGGTCTACAAGATACAGCGTCTTCTATCGCAACATTTCCAGAACGTACAGTAGATGCACTGTCTGGAGAAATGCAAAGAGAAAAAGAAGAAAAAGGATTCTACAAACCAGAATGGACTCCTTTTGATTCCTACGATAATCCTATAGAAACTAAAACATGGTGGGGTAAACAACTACGTGCTTTAGTTCACTTCGGATCATTAGCAGTCGGTACTGTGGTAGCAGCTAAAGGTGCTGCCGCTACAGGTATCGTAACTTTACCAGCAGCTTTAACAGGTATAGCTGGTAGTAGCGTCGCAAGAGGTGCAGCTATAGGAGCTGTGTCTGACCTTGTATCCAAAGAGTCAGACGAGCAAAACGCTATGGGTGCATTGCGTGACAGATATGGCTGGTTTGACACACCGCTAGCTACAAAGGATACTGACCATCCTGTTATGATGAAAATAAAAAACATCGTAGAAGGTATGGGTATAGGATTATTCTTTGACGGACTAGCATATGCACTTAAAAAAGGTGCAGATCCAGTTGTCCAACAAATAGCTAAACGAAACAAAAGTGTAAAAGATCAAACTGTAGAAGCTGGCGTAGCACAGTTACGTGAAGGCGAAGTACAGTTTAGAGCAGACAAAAACGGACCAGTAGCAGAGCCACATCAAGGTGCTCATCCTTCAGAGGTTGACCCACAGCTTGCTAGAGAACAACTATCACGTACACGTAACGAATGGGGAGCTGAAGAAGGCTCTACAGGTTCTGTAACTAGACCCATGGAACGTGAACGTATCGCACTAAAAAGTGGTACAGACGATGCAACAGTTGAGCGTATCTATCAGACTCTAGTCGGTAACGACAAGTTTCAGAAAGATATGGCAAAAGCAAAAGGCAGCAGAAGAACACTTGCTGCTACATATAGAGAAGCTGTAGAAGGTCATCAGCGTATTACACAGGGTAGAAATGCAGCAGAAATGTCACCAGCAGAATATCTAAAAGAGTTATATGAAACTAACGATATTACTGAGGGTGTTGAAACATGGACAACTAAAAACGTAGTTATTGCTGACTTAGTTGCTGGTACATTACTAAGACAATTACGAGATACTGGCATAGCTGGTAGAGAAATAGCTGACTTAGTTAACCTTACTGATATAGACGGTCCAGCAAAACAGATTGTAGATACTATGCTAACTTTGATGTATGAAACAAAGAAAGCAAGATTTGTAAAATCAGATGACTTCAGAAACTTCGGTGCTGGTAAGTCACGTAAACAAGCAGTCTCAGAAGCACTTGCTAAAGAACAACAAGACTCTAAAGATGCAATACTAGCAATCTTAAAAATCGCTAAAGAAGGCGATGATGATATGCTACTCGCAGTCTTTGAAGCTTTCTCTATGATGAAAGATATAAACTCTGTTGATGACTTTGACAAGTGGGCTAGAACATTATTATACGGTGGTAAATTAGATCCTAATGCACCAGACAGAACAGGTGCTCTTATACGTGAGCTACAAGGTGTAACTACACACGGTATATTAAGTGGACCTAAAACACCAATCCGAGCAATTATGGGTACAGGTAGTGCGACATTCTTACGTCCATTATCTACAGCTATGGGTGCTTTAATACGTTATCCATTTACTGGTGACTCAGCTACACTTAGATCTAGTTTAGCATCAGTTAATGCTATGATAGAATCTATACCAGAAGCTTTTGATTTGTTTAGAACTAGACTAAATGCTTACTGGAAAGGTGATATATCTACTATTAAGACTCGTTTTGGTGAGTTTACTAAGGGAGATAATAACTGGGAAATATTACGTCGTTGGGCAGAAGATAGTGGACGTGCAACAGACGGAGAAAAAGCTGCGTTTCGTATAGCTAATATGGCACGTCAGCTTAACAGCAACAACTTACTTACATACTCTACTAAGCTTATGGCAGCCACTGATGATTCATTTGGCTTTATACTTGGTAGAATGAAGATGCGTGAAAAGGCTATGCGTAGAGTTCTTGATTTACAAGGCAATGGTATCCAGACACCACAAATCAATAGGCAGCTTATGAAAGCTTACCAAGATGATTTTTATGGTCAGATCTATGATGCTGCCGGTAACATCACAGACGAAGCGTTAGACTTTGCTAAGAAAGAAGTTACACTAACACAACCCCTAACAGGCTTTGCAAAAGGTCTTAACGATGTATTTGCAGGCACACCTCTAGCTAGACCATTCTTTTTGTTTGCTAGAACTGGTGTAAACGGACTTGCATTAACAGGTAAACATACACCCGGATTTAACTTTCTTGTAAAAGAATTTAATGATATAGCATTAGCATCAGCAGATGACTTAGGAAGCGTACGTCAGTATGGTATTACGTCAGCTGAAGAACTAGCTAACGCTAAGGCTCTACAAACAGGTAGATTGGCGATAGGCTCTGCTGTAACATTTATGGCAACTATGGCATGGATGCGTGGAGATCTAAATGGTAATGGACCAGTTGACAGACAGAAAAGACAGATGTGGCTTGATGGTAAATGGGAGCCAAGAACTATTAAGATAGGTGCAGTTCGTGTTGGTTACGACCAGTTTGAACCATTTAACTTAATTATGTCTACTATAGCTGACGTAGGTGACGCAAGTGAACTTATGGGTGAAGAGTGGACAGAAGGCGAACTACAGAAAATTTCTCTTGTTGTTGCACAGGCAATTACAAGTAAGTCATACCTAGCTGGTATACAGTCCTTTGTAGATTTATTTGGTGGTAGACCCGGGCAAGGACCACGTATTTTAGCATCACTGGCTAACAATACTATACCTTTAGCTGGTTTACGTAACGAGTTAGGACAACTATTTACACCATATATGCGTGAAATAGGATCAGGTATTGGTCAGTCTATACGTAACAGAAACCTAATAAGTGAAAACTTAACATTTTTAAATCCATTAGCACAGCCGTTACCAGTCAAGTATGATATACTTAATGGTAAACCAATTAAAGATTGGGACTTTTTAACTAGAGCTTATAACGCTGTAAGTCCAGTTTCACTAAACTTAGAGCAAAGTGAAGGTAGAAGATTCTTATTTGACAGTGGATACGACTTACGTTTATCTACATACTACGCACCAGACAGCACAGATCTTACAGATAGTCCTAGACTTAGATCAGAGTTTCAACGAGAAATAGGTCAAGAAGGTCTAGAGCTAGCGTTAAATAGATTAGCTAAAGATGCAAAAGTTATAGCATCTATGGAGCAAATGTATGCTGACATAAAAGCTGGTAAACGTGCTGAATTTAATGCTAGAGATTACTACCATAATATTATGATAGATAGAATTTTTAGACAGGCACGTAGAAGAGCATGGGCAAGAGTATCTACAAATACACAAGCTTTAGCACTTATTGAAGAGCAAAGAGAACGCACTAAGCAACAGAGACAAAAGAAAATACAAACTCGTAACATCCTCAACATAACTAAATAATGGCAACAACATTCGTAGATTACACTGGGGATGGAAATGCGACAAAAGCGTTTTCTTTCCCTTCTTATAAGGTAGAAGATATTAAAGTTGATGTAGATGGTGTCATCAAGACAGTTACTACACACTATAATATAACTAGCTACACAACAACAGGTGGTGGTAATGTTGTCTTTACATCAGGCAACATACCAGCAAGCCCAGCTGCAATACGTATCTTTCGTGATACAGACGTAGACAGTGCTAAGGCGACCTACACAGCAGGCTCGGCAGTTAAGGCAGGCGATCTTAACAACAACCATACGCAGTTATTATATGCTGCACAAGAAGAACAGAATCAAACAATACTAACATCTGACATAAAAGATGGTGCTGTAACAAGTGCTAAGATATTAGATGGTACAATAGCAACAGCTGACATAGCTGATGATGCTATTACAATGGCAAAATTAGCTGGAGGCACGTTACCTACAGACATAACTGTAGCAAGTGCTAACTTAGTTAATGGGACAGTTGATACAGTAGATATAGCTGATGACGCAGTTACAGCTGCTAAATTATCTAACTCTGTTGACGCTGCAATAACAGCTAACACAGCAAAGACTACTAACCAAACTCACACAGGTGACGTAACTGGATCAGTAGCTTTAACAATCGCATCTGGGGCAGTTAACTCTGCTAAGATAGCTGACGGAGCTATAGTCAATGATGACGTAAATGCAAGTGCAGCTATTGCACATACTAAACTAGCAGCAATACCTGATGGACAAGTTATAATTGGTAACGGTTCAACCGTTCCTACAGCTGTAGCTATATCAGGAGACGTAACACTTGCAAATACTGGTGCCGTTACGATTGCAAATGATGCAGTAGAAATAGGTATGATAGGTTGTGAGCAAACAACTATATCAAATAGTGATTCTCACATTCCAACATCTGGAGCTGTTGTAGATTATGTAGCTGCTCAATTACAACCCTTCGGTGGATTTGAAGTAGTAGCAGATGAAGATAATTTTCCAACAAGTATACCAGCTTCTGGTGTTGTAATCAGTATTACAGATGCAGCTGGGGTTGTATTTAATGGTAGTGGTCAATCTACTACTGCTAGAACAGCTGGAAATGGATCTGACAACGTAACCATAAATGGTGCTCCGTCTAGCTTATATGGCGAGACTTTAGCATCAGGCGTAGGTTTACAAGTTGTATCTACAGGCTCAAGTAATACATATAATTTTCATAGAATAATTCCGACACCAGCTGATACTAAACAGTTGAGTGACGACATAAACGATTTCTTTGCAAGGTATCGTATCAATGCTGGAGAACCCGGATCTAATAATGATGCCGGTGACTTAGTATTTGACACTAATGCTTCTAAGATGAAGGTCTATGATGGCTCATCTTGGGGAGAAGTAACATCTACTGGTGACTTTAAGTTTTTATTTTTATGTCCAGCTGGTGGTACTGGTGCACCTACTTTAGATGGTAGTATTGCTACATATGACTTACGTGAAACCAGTAACTCAGGATCAGCAGCTAGTGTAACAAGTGCAGCTCAGTTACTTGTTTCTGTTAACGGTGTTATACAAAAAGCTAACACAGGAACCTCAGCACCAGCTGAAGGTTTTGCATTGGTTGATGCTAACACTATTATATTCGGTGCTAACTTAGCTAGTGGAGATTCTGTATTTATAATACAGATAGGATCTGCGGTAACTATTCCTACACCGGGAGACAGTACAGTTACATCTGCTAAAATTGTAGATGGAGCTATTGTTAACGCTGACATCAATGCTTCAGCTGCTATAGCTGGTAGTAAGTTAGCAGATGATTCAATAACAGAAGCTAAATTAGATATACATAATGCTCCATCTGGAACTGATAAATTTCTTAAATATACCTCTAACGGTTTGGAATGGGTAGTACCTAGTTATACTACTAACACTAATACTCAGCTATCTAATGCAGAAGTTAGAACAGCAGTAGAAGCTGCAACTGATAGTAATGTCTTTACTGATGCTGACCATACTAAGTTAAATGGTATCGAAACCTCTGCAACAGCAGATCAAACAGCAAGTGAAATTGTAGCTCTTGTAGCAGATCAAACTATTGCTCCATCTGAAATAGACATGGAAGATAGTGAAAAAATAAAGCTGGGAACAGGTGATGACCTACAAATCTATCATGATGGGAGTAATTCATACCTGACAAATAGTACTGGGGCTTTATATCTAAGAACTGGTACAGGACTTAATTTACAAAATTCTGGAGGTACTGAAACTTATTTATATACAGAGGAAAATGGAGCTGTATTTCTAAGATATGACAACGTAACGAAGTTTGAGACAACTTCAGCTGGCTCTGCATTTACAGGTGGTGTATCTGGTAATTTATCTGCTGTATCATCAGCAACTACTATTACTTTAGATATGGCAACAGCTTGTCATTTTACTGTTACACTTGCACACAACACAACCTTTGCTGATCCTAGCAATGAGGTCGCCGGTCAATCGGGCTCGATCATAATTACACAGGATGGCACAGGTTCACGCACAGCAGCTTTTAACTCAGCTTTTAAATTTGTAGGAGGAGCAGCACCTACACTTAGCACAGCAGCTGGTGCTGTAGATAGAGTAGACTATCTTGTAGTAGCAGCTGGTAATATACATGCTGTAGTTAGTTTGGATGTAAAATAATGGGATTATTTAATTCAATCAGAATGGGAGCTTCTGGGTCTGCTGAAGATTTGACAATTGATCGTAGTGCAAGGTTCAGAGGAGCAACCGATCAAAGATTTGATAGAACTCTTTCTTCAACAAGTTCTTCTTACACCGTTTCAATGTGGTTTAAAACCGTAAATGTCACAACAAATTTTGCAAGAGGTCTTTTTACTTTAGGTCCGGCAAATAATACAGACGTCGCTGGAGTAGTATTTAATACTAATGATACTCTGACTTTTCATGGAGGTAATGGGACTTCTGCTATAGTTACAACTAGATCACTTAGAGATACGTCAGCATGGTATTATTTTACCTATTCTGTTAATAGTAATAATTTTACAGCATATATTAATGGAGAGTCTTTACAGACAGGTACAGTCAGATCATTAGATACCACTTCTAATGGTTTTAGATTAGGAGGATGGTGGGGTGGTTATGATCTTTTTCGAGGTTACATAGCAGATTTTTATTTAATAGATGGTTTAGCTTTAACACCTTCATCTTTTACAAAAACAAATGTAGAGACAGGTCAATTAATTCCAAAAAAATATACAGGAAGTTTTGGAACAAGTGGTGCTCATTTGTTATTTGATGACAATTCTGGAACGACAGCAACCACACTTGGCAAAGATTCAAGCGATAACGGCAACAATTTCACACCAAATAATTTTATAACTGGTGATTCTGTACAAGATAGTCCCACAAATAATTTTCCTACCATGAACGCACTAGAACCAGCTAGTAGAAAAGCTGGCACTATTAAAGACGGTAATTTGCTTTTAGAGAATGGTAATCACAACTTACAAAGAACAAATTTCTTTTTTGGTAAAGGTGGTATTACGTCAGGAAAATGGTATTGGGAAGTAAGAAATCAGAATGGAACTTATGCATCATATGTTGGACTTACATCAAATTTAACAGAAGATAGTGGGGAAATAATGAACTCAACAGATAAAAATTTTATAGGTTCTCATACATCTAAAACTTTTTCTGCTAGTAGTGGTACAGGAAGAACTAATCAAGGAAGTAACAAAACAATGCAATTTCTTTTAGATGTAGATAATCAAGAATTAATTGCTAAATATGACGGAACAACTATTTTTACAGATACAAATATTCCAGATGCCGCAACTACGCAATATGTTCCTTATGTTGCCACCACTAATGATGGAAGTAGTGGAAGTTTATGGGCTGATGTTATTTGGAATTTTGGGCAAGATAGTACTATGGCTGGCAATATAAGTGCTAATGGAAATAGTGATGGTAATGGTATAGGAGATTTTCATTATTCAGTGCCAAGTGGGTATTTAGCATTATGTTCAGCAAACTTACCCGACCCAACAATAAAGCTACCTAATAAACATTTTGATACTTTGCTTTATACAGGTAATAATTTTGATGGCACAAGAGCTATTACAGGTTATAATTTTCAACCTGATTGGATTTGGACAAAAAATAGAACAGCAGCAACTTCACATCATCTTTATGATGAGGTTAGAGGTTTAGGGTCAGGGAAAGAAATATGTACTGATAAAACACAAGCTGAAGGTGGTGAAAATGGTGCAGCTTATGGTTACATGACTAGTTATGGAACAGGAGGTTTTAATACTGTAAAGGGGAGTGATAGCACGAATGGAAACTATAACTTAAATATAAATGGTCATAGTTATGCAGCTTGGGCTTGGAACGGTGGTGGATCTACTGTAACTAATAATGATGGATCAATATCATCACAAGTAAGAGCTAATACTTCAGCAGGGTTTTCAATTATTTCTTGGACAGGCACAGGTTCTAACTTAACCATTGGTCATGGTTTAGGTGTTAAGCCTTCTGCACATATAACCAAAGCAAGAACAGGAAGTTCTGGGTGTCCTTGGTTCCTTTACTTGAGTGATTTTGGAGCAAATAGTAATTTGAGATTAAATACTACTGATGCAATAAACTCAGGAGCAGGTCAGTCTGATTTGTATAATGATACCGAACCAACAAGTTCAGTAATAACAATTGGAGACAGTAGTTGTATCAATGAAAATAATGGAACTTACATTACTTATGCTTTCAGCGAAGTAGCAGGGTATAGCAAGTTTGGCAACTATGTCGGGAATGGAAATGCTGATGGTACTTTTATTTTTACAAGTTTTAGACCAGCTTGGGTTCTTATTAAAAATTCTAGTTCGGGAAGTACGGATTGGATTTTAAAAGATGCGACAATAGAAACATTTAATGTAGTGGATGCCGCTTTGAAAGCTAATACAAGTGATGCAGAATCATCTTCTTTGAGTTCTGTAGATTTTCTCTCTAATGGTTTTAAAATTAGGAATAATGGAAGTTTTACAAATACTAATGGGAACACATATATTTATTTAGCATTTGCGGAATCACCTTTCAAAAATTCACGAGCAAGATAATGGCATTTAAATTAGAAGGCAAGACTCTTCCAGTCGATGTGCCA